CCCTACGCTTCATAACAAAAGCCTTATATGAGAGGGCAAAGCAGTACTCAGCAAAGGCCTTCTCACTTCGAGCGTCAATAGCCTTTTCAAGTGCTTTACCACCCGCAGAGATTTCTTCCTTTGCAACCCCAGCATCGAGAAGTGCTTGTTTAGCTTTCTCTACTGCAAGGTTGGCCTCTTCAAGCTGACTATCTAAAAAGTCCTCGCAGGCTCCAACCGCAAGTTGTCTTGATTCCGACCAATGAGTACCATCGAAACGCATATAGTCGGTAGAGTCGGTGTAAACGAGCTCACCTTTGTAGGTTGAAGCAAGAACCTTAGCCTGTCCGATATCGGAGTAATCGCTAGGGCGGAGACTATATCCTTGGTTATACTGCTCGGGAGCGATATATCCATCCTGCTGTTGTACCTTCGCATAGAACTTTTGAGCAGAGTGCCAGATAGTCATAAGCTCTTTATGCTCAAGAGGGGGATTGCACTTTTCCGCTTCTTCCATAAAGCACTGGAGAGCCATTTCGTTGTCTCCATACTTTTTAAGAACGCATCCGGCAAAGCGGGACATTGTAGCATTTCGGCTTCCTTCGGTTATAGTCGAGGAAGCGCGAGAGGGAGAAGGGAGGTCTCGGTCAAATTCATCTGCTATAAGGAAGTCGGTTAAGGTAAGTGTGCCTTCAAAGATATCTACCTTGGGAGTATCGGTGCCGAAGTAGAACCTTGCAGCATCGAGGGCCTTTGTGTCGAAGTAGGGGAAGATAGAGTAGAGGTGCTTTTTGAGGTCACTGTATTCCTGGGGATCAGTGATAGGTGAGATAGCAAAGAAGGCGTGGAACTTCGGTCGAGGAGACCTTCCGTTCTTTTCCTTCATATGATTACGACTGTAATGAACCGCAAACATTACGCCGGGGAAAGCGTCAGCGATGTCCTCGGGTGTTTTCCATTCACTAGGCTTCTCGGAGTGGTCGTTGTCGCATTCAACCGACAGACAGTCACTACCGATGTAATTGTCGTTGCTACGATAGTTGCCCCTATATTCGGCACAGACATAGTCGTGGCTTACTGCTTTGATGAGAGACTCGGCATCAACCACCTCTACCTTATTAGGGTAGAGGCAATTATCACTTCTGCCGAGACAGTTGGCAGAGTAGAGTGTAAACATAGGCTACACCTCTCAAATCTTGGGAGTTTCACCGTACTCAAAACGAGCCTGTCTTGCAAGCTTATATGCGTGGGCGGTAGCACGCTCATCCATGTCGGAAAGATAGGTGAGGTCATCACCGAAGAGTTCAAACTTTCCGTTCTTGTTAATGCCGGGATGAGCTGCAAAGTAGTCTCCATCGATAGTTTCAAAGTTGAAGGGAGCGGGGAATCCGTGCTTTTCGGAATAGGCTACATCGCTTATGTAGTCTATGATGTCGATAGCTTCAATACCATCGGGGATTTTGCTAACAACGAGCAGAGGCGTGGTGGACTTACCGCAGCTACCATCAGTGGGCATTCCTGCCTCAGCAAAACGCTTGATTTTTTCAGCGTCAAAGGGAGTCATACGACCCTTGACCTCAACGTAAAGGTCACCACCGGCTCTGCCTTCAACTCCATGGAGAAGGAAGTCGGGAAGATAACGTACACCGTCACCAAGGTCATAGCCTTCGGGCTCATATTCCCACTCAACACCGCAGGCATCAAAGAAGACCGCCCATCTTGCCTCAAGACGAGAACGGAAAAGATGGCCGTTGTATTCGGTGGGGATAGCTTTTATGGAATTTAAGAAAAGTGTGTCGTTTTTGCTTGAATTGTAAATATTAGTGTTCATTTTATATACCTCTCTAGTCTTTTTTATAAAATATGGTTTCATATCCATCGGCGCGAAGTTGTAAATCTTCTGCCCAGGAAGGCGTTCTTGCCATCTGTTCGCAGACTGCCTCAAGGGACATTCTGGGGTCTGCTTCGATAACTACCTCGTCATGGATATGCATGATGATTGAGCAATTGCGGAGAGTTTTCATTGAGTGGCAGAGAATATCCCTAGCTGTGGCTTGAACAATATTCTCTACGAACTTAGGGCCGTAACTCTCGAGACGTTCCCATTTCTTCGTTGCGCCTACACCTTCGTAGGTCACACACTCACCGCCGAACTGGTTCTCACCAATTCTCGGTTTGGGGTAAACAAGGGTTCTTCCGGAGGGAAGAGTGATAATGAGCATCCCACTTTTATATTCAAAGGTGATGCCATGGGTCTCGTATGTATCGTGCATACGGACTGCCTCTTTTGCACAGCGGTCAACAGCCCACCAGAACTCTACAATTTTAGGATTTGCTTGACGCCAGGCTTGCACAAGGGGCTGAAGTTCTTTTTCAGCAAGTCCCATCTCAATGGCACCCATAGCCTTTAATGCGCCGACTGATCCGCCATAGCCAAGTGCCAATTCCGCTATCTTGCCCTTTTGACGCAGATGTCCGTTAATACCATGCTTTTCAACGGGCACACCGAACATCTGTGATGCTGAAGCACAGTAAATATCCTTGCCTTCTTCAAAGACCTTTTTACGCCATTCCTCTCCTGCAAACCAAGCTATAACACGAGCTTCGATAGCAGAGAAGTCTGCGACAATAAGCTTCTTCCCGTTGGGTGCAACAAAGGCTGTACGGATAAGCTGAGATAGCGTGTCAGGGACATCCTCATAAAGCATTTCTATTGCCTCAAAATCTCCCTCTCGAACTAGGGCTCTTGCCTCGGATAAGTCTTCAAGATGGTTTTGAGGCAGATTTTGAAGTTGGATTATTCTGCCGGCCCATCTGCCTGTACGGTTGGCGCCATAGAACTGAAACATTCCACGAGCACGCCCATCAGCACATACAGCGGATTCCATTGCTTGATATTTTTTAACTGAGGACTTAGCTAATTGCTGTCTTAATAGGAGAACTGTTTGTAACTCTGGCGGTGCAGATTTCAGCATTTCCGCGACAGCCTTTTTGCCGAGAGTTTCGACCTCAAGACCGTTATCCGAAAGCCAATCCTTCATCTGTGCTACAGAGTTGGGGTTATCCAGTGCGGTTAAGTCCTTCATAGCCTTTGTCAGCTTTGTGCGAGAACGACCATCCATTTCGATTGCACGCTTTACGAGCGTCATATCTAGGGCAACGCCTCGGTCGTTTATTTCTTGGTCGATGCAGTATTCATCCCATAAGCTATCCGGGACAGGGAACTTTGATAGTGCTTGCTGAATATTTAGCTCAACCTCTACATCTCGGAGGTTATATCTCTTAAAAGCGAACCACTTATCGGGAGCGTGCTGAGGAAGGTTACGTGTACGACCGCCATTTGCTTTCGTTGGATTGCAAGGCTGACAGAAGTAACGAATCAGATCCTTTCCTTCAGTGATTTTCTGCTTTTGCAGGTTAAGAACCGATCCCGCACCTTCGAGGGATAAGGGAAGCCCCATAACCGCTGACCATATCATAGAGCAGTGCCAAGATTCGGGATTAAGATAATCTCCCGTAGGCATACCGAGAAATCTTGAAAGGCAGATGCGTTCAAAGGTCGCATTGAAGGCCCATTTTATAACGCTATCATCGGCAAGTGCAGAGATGATGTCAGTAGGGATTTTTTCACCGCAAGCTAAATCTACAACCTTAACGGGAGCGCCATCTACGGAATATCCAAAGAGAAGAACTTCAAAGTCGGGTGCTTCAACATAGCGATAAACTCCGCATTTTGCAAGGTTGGCGCTACTGTAAGTTTCAATATCGATTGATAGTGTTTTCATAGGATTTCCTTTCTTAAGCAGTGGTAGAGGAGTGAACCCCTACCACCGCTATATGGGTATTTGCTATTAAGCAAGGAAATCGTCAAAGGAGTCGGTTGCGAAATCGGACTCAGCACTTGCCTTGCCACCAAGAGGCTCTCCGGCACGAAGGAGCTGAAGATTGTTAAGACCGCAAGCAATACCACGATTACCATTGCTGTTAAAAGCGTAGAAGCTAATGCTTGCACGACCGTATACGCCAGAGTATACTTCGGAACGAGTAAGTACGGGGTTTCTGTCAGCATCTACAATACCAGGGGCAGTTGCAGAGTTTGCATTGATGAAATAGGAATCTGTATAGGCAGGGTCATCGGGGCGTTCTACATCTCCGTCTCTCAAGGGATTTTTAATCAGAGAGAGTGCAGGAACGCTCTTTGCGTTGCCCTTAAGCTTTGCCTGACCTTCCTGGTACGCAGCTTCAATCGCAGCCTTAATCTTTGCTACTGTTACGGTATCAGACTTGGGGATGATAAGGCTGATAGAGTACTTGGGAGTGCCGCCGTTGATGGACTTAGGCTCCCAGACGTTTGCGTAGGACCAACGAGTGTTGGGACCGGTGATAACCTTCATAGGGTTGACAATTTTGTTCGTGTTGTTAGACATATTAGTTTTCCTCCATAAAATCATTTTTGGCTGTGTTCATTGCCGGGCGTTTATCGCTTTCCGGCACTAGTGTTGGTTTGCCTTGTGGCTTTTCAAGATAGGGAGCAAGGAGTTCTTCAAAGCGTGTTCTGCCGAGCATCTTTTGCATGCTTGTGATGCCGAGAACTTTGTGCTCATAGGGGTCAAAGCCTGCGCCCTCAACTGCTGATGCGACTAAGGCTTCGTTAGTGTATTTGCGAGTGGATCGTCCTTCGACTAACTTCCATCCGGACCACTCTTTTCCGCTTATAGCCTGTTGTAAGGCATATTCTTTGATATCCGATGCCCAAGCGGTAAAGGCATCAAGTTTACCGAGTATGTCGGCAATTTCTGCATCTTCGAGGAGAGCAGGGGGCTTGAAGTCGAACTTAGCAAGTTCAAGATTCGTATTAGCACGTTCTCTGCATTCGGCCTTAGCCTTGCAAAAGCGACAATGTTCTCCGCAACTGAATTCACCGAGTCCCTCGTAGGCAAGCTCTGCCTTCGGTACCACGACTTCTTCGGCCCACTTGAGGAGTTCATCCTTCGTGATAGAGTCAACGCTGATATTACCGAGCCTCGGCTGATAGATGTGCATTCGGATTTCTTCAATGTCATAGATGCCATCAAAGATTTCAAGACAGCCCAAGGAATAAAGTCGCATCTGTGTGTTACCTTCAGCCGATACCTCTACTCCGGCACCATGCTTGTAATCGCAGATATTCATGACGCCATCTGCAATCAGGATAAGGTCTGCTGTACCGAATCCTTCCTTGACCCAACGTGAGAAATCTACACGCTGTTCAATCAAGATAACCGGATCAGAGCATGTCTTTTTTGCCTCGGCGAGAAGCTCGGTTACATAGGAAACGTATCCTTGAGCACAATCTTCCATTTCTTCGTTGTACCAGGATAGATTCTCAACCGGGTCTTCAGTTGGAATGCCAAGTGCTTGTTTGAGTCGAGCCTCACATAAACTGTGGGCGCAAGTTCCTTCTGCAGCAAAATTGCTTCCTTTGTCTTCATAGTTCTCACATAACCTTGCGGAGGGTGGACATTTAATCCAACGTTCCGAAGAGGAAGCGGAGAGAACTGCGTGATTAGTCGGCATCGGTGATTACCTCCGCATCAGCAAGTAAGGCCTTGTAGTTAGCAGGATCAATCTGCGATAACTTCGTGGCGCCATACTTTTCAAGAAGAGAACGGACTTCTGCCGTGTGGCCGGTGCGAGACTTTTCTGCAAGAACAGCACGAACAGCTTCCAGCGTAGGCGCGACCTCTTCTTCAGGTTTATCACCGAACATTTCGGCTAAGGTATCTGCTACCTCAAGGATGGTTGCAGATGCACTTCGTAGGTCTTTGATTACCATATCCAACTCGCTGAGTTTGCCCATTAATGTTTCCTCCTTCTTTAGTTTTCTTTGTTCGCATAGCTAGGTTGACCTTCTTTGCTAGGCTTGCCGCCACGATGATAAAGTCTAAAAGTACCTCCACGAGTTCTTCTTCCTTTGTCATCGTGATTTCATCGTTTTCGTACATTCGTATTCACCTCCTGAAGGAGCAGTATCGTGGGGCTCCTTACGGTATACCACTGCACACGAGAATTGCATTTTGACGAAGGTTTTTGAAAAATCTCAAAAGAATTCGGAAAAATCTTGCTGGAGTATTTCTTTTGCTTTTTTTAAACGAGAAAGATATGTAGTGCGGGGGATTCCTATACGCTCTGCAATGGCACTGTCGGATAAGCCCTCCTCACGCAATTTACCAATAGTGATTGCCTCAGGCATGAGCGTATTTAACTTAAGGAAGAGCTCTCTCAAGCGGTCACTGTCTGCAAGAATATCCGCATAAAGGGGAGAGGGGTCTTCGAGTATATCCAGCCATGTTCTTTCGTCACCGTTGTCATCGTTGACGGGAACATCGAGCGAGTAGTTGGTGTTCCTGTGGAATGGGCAGGTAGCACAATCCATATCGCAGGACAGTTCTTTCTTTTTAGGGCACACACAGTTTCCACGACGCTGTTGCTTCATACGAAATGCGTGAATATCTCGGTAATAATTATCAAATTCTTCTTTGGTGCAAGGGATGCGTTCCTTGGTGGAACGAAGATAGATGTAGTATTGTTTGTTTTCATTGTTTGTCATTGTATTGACTCCTTTCAGATTTTCATTGATTTGAAATCCGTCCAGAGTCGCAAAATCCGCCATAAACAGAAAAGACGACAGGGTGAGACCCAGTACTCCCGGTGGAGTGATGAGTCCCGCACTGCCGTCTTGCGTTCTGGCGGATTATTTATGTGTTATTTAGGCTGCTTTAGGTTGGAACTGCTCGATTTTGAGAGTGCCATCAGGGTTTGCGGTGATACGAGTTATGTAGCCCTTATCGGCGATTATTACTTCTTTGCCATCTAGGCTACGGTCGCATACACGCTTGTCTCGCAAGTTCTTGATTTGCTCCATAGAGATCCTCCTTTCAAAATAATGTAGGTTTTTTCGACTTTTTTCGTTTTTCTACTACCAAAATTATATCAAATGTGGTATGATATATTCAAATCCTTTGATTTCATATCAAAAACGAATATTAATATCGAAAAGGAATATAATTATGTCAGAATTGAATTTCGATTTGTTGAAAAAGAATATTAAAGCGCTTATGGATAAGCATGATATGACACAAGCTCAGTTTGCTGAGATAGCAGGTATGACGCAACCCAACTTGAGTAAAGCGTTAAGTCCAAATGAGTCTAAAGAGTTCACCCTAGAACAGCTATTTAGGATTGCTCAGCATTTCAAAATCTCAATTGATGAGTTGACCGGAAATCGTTCTGCTACCGATGCGGCTATTAGTCCTCGTGCAGTTTTCAAATTTTTAGTTGATTTGCTTTGTACTGGTATGATGCGTACAACTAAAGTGGTTGAACAAGAGGAAGTTTACGATTTGTTCGTTAACAATCATGGATACCCCGATTGTAAAATCAAGAAAGCTGATGTTACTTACAACGCACTTTATTTTCAAGACTATTATGGTATCTGGGATTTAGCTTTTGAAGAGCACGCACAAGACGATTTGCATTCAGAGTTTTGTATGGGTGGCAATGAATCTAAATACAAAAAGATGAATGAAGCTCTTAACAAAATGTTACCGATTATAAAACTCTATAGAGAAGGGGACATAGCCGAAGAGGCGTTCCACATGATAGTCAATGGTTACCTAGAACAACTGTCAGACAAATAAAAAACAGGCCGACACAAAACATACCAGGCATATTTTCCTGGAATGCTCGTGTCGGCCTGAACTCTTTTGGTTCCGCTCGGGCTGAGCCATATTCTTTTATAGTTAAGCGTGTCCCTCACATGGGGTCACTGCGTTATTGTGTTGATTCGTTAGCTATTTGAGCCACTTGAGTTACTAAGATACCAATAGGCACTATTTCGATATCTTGGCTTTTGGGACGTTTAATACGGAGGGCGCATTCACCACTGTCCGTTATTACCGCTTCGCCAATCGGAATGTGACATTTGGGGGTGTAAATCATCTTTTCTTTTCTCTTGTTTTCGGTTTTTGTCATTCATCGTCCTCCGTTTCATAATCCGCGTTTTTGTCAAAGTATATCATATCTTGTGAGTGCATGGTAGTGGTCATAAAGAAAGATTTGCGGTTTTCACATCCCTTGAGAGGGAACATGTACTCATTCACAATGCATCTGTTGTATGGATCAATTAAAATAAGCGTTGTATCCGCAGTAAATATTGTCTCACTGAATTCATCAACAATGATGTCAAATGCCTCTTGGTCTGTAACAACTAAGGAAAATCTATATGGTTTAAGAAAATCCGAAGCTGACATGGAAATGAAAGTAAATCGGCTCAGCATGTTGAAAGCTTTATGCCTTATATTGGCTGCATAAACTCCTTGGCCTGGATATCTATCTTTCGTGGTGAACATAGAATCAACAAACCAAAGGCGGTCTTCGTGATTATCTTCATCATCGTTGAACGCATCTGTAAGAATTAATGCGTCCGGACTAAGGAGCATTCTTTTACTTACATTGTATTTTATACCACCGAGGCGCACTTGTTTTCCCCTCGTAAGCAATTCATCTGCTACCGTGCTCTGAATAATATCCTCCATAAGCCTTCTATCGTGAATAATAGACATAGCACTTAAGGGAGTGTTTTCTTCAAGTGTGTAACCATTTGCCTTAGCAAGTGCTTCTAAGGTTACATTGCTTTCTGGCGATGCATTTCTAGCAATGGCTTCGAGAAGGTCAGGAGAACTTGCACCTTTATTATCCATCTTAACGATACGAGTAAAGGTTGAGGGGTTAGTTTCACAGAGAATAGCAAAATCCTTCATAGTCCTATTGCCTTTAGCCGCCAGTAGCAATTCAGCGAATCTCTCTTTATCTACTTCATGTGTCTTTTTGAAAATATATTTTTTATGCATTTGTAAACCTCCTACGTTTGCGTGATAAATTGTTTACGCAACCATTATACGCAATTTCCGCGCAACTGTCAAGCGGTTTTACGCAAATAAATATTAATAATTTGTAAACAATTGGGCTAATGATACATCAACCCAGGCATTTTTACGATTTCGCGCCCATCACTAGGCATTTTAAGATTGCCGAGAAGGGCTCCGTAAGTAAGTGCCTCTTTGCCAAAGCGCCCCCGAATCTCCTCAACACAATCTTCGAGTCGTTCACGACGCTCTCTTCCTTCATTATTAATAAAAAGGGAAAGCTGTTCGGATGAATCGTAGGGAATTAGGTCGATAGCTCGGATGGATACTGCACGTACATATTTGTACCATTTGTAGTTGCTCTTGAAAATGTGGAAAGCTGCTTCTGCTATCTCGTTGGGCAGTTGTGTTTTGAAGGGCAACTTTGCTTGGAACTGTGAACCGAAGAGGTCATCTCCTCGAATTGATATTTGAACGCCACGTGCAGACAGTCCGTGCAAGCGTAAACGATGACCGATGTCTTGTGAGAGGGAAAGCATAACCTTCCAAACTTCATCTGGAGTTTCAAGGTCGGAAATACAGGTGATGCCATGACCTACAGATTTAACGGGGGAAACGAAGTCACGATGCATTACTCTGGAAGTGTCCTTGCCATTTGCGTATACCCAAAGTGCATAACCATTAACACCAAGAGTGGACTTGAGGCGGTTAGGGTCAGCCTGGGCAAGTTGGCCGATTGTGCGGATTCCCATACGGTCTAGCTTCTTTGTAGTGGCGGGGCCGCAGTAAATGAGTTCACTACAAGGAAGTGACCAGATTTTGTCCTTGAAGGTTTCCTCGGTGATTTCTGTAATCGCATCGGGTTTCTTCATGTCAGATCCTAGCTTTGCAAAAATCTTATTGAAGGAAACACCAATGGATACGGTCAACCCGAGTTCCTCGCGGACAGTTTTACGGATGCTTTCGGCAATGGTCATTGGATCGCCGCAAGCATTTTGACTACCTGAAACATCAAGCCAACACTCATCCATACCGAATGGTTCGATAAGGTCTGTATACCTATTGTAAATAGCCTGTGTCAGCTTTGAGTATTTCAAGTACTGGTCATATTGGGGTGGAACTATGATGAGGTCTTTGCAGAGCCTTTCAGCTTCCCAGTTAACCATTCCTGTTTTCACTCCAGCCTTCTTGGCAAGCTCTGACTTTGCAAGAACAATGCCATGCCTGTCCTCTGTGCAACCACACACCGCGACCGCTTTTCCACGCAGCCTTGGGTCGAGCATCATCTCAACTGAAGCATAAAAACAGTTCAAATCACTGTGTAAAATAGCTCTGCCGTACATTTTTTCACCTCTTTTCAAAAAACTTCACAAAAACCCCTTGACAAGATGAAGTTTTGGTGCTAGAATAAAAGCACAAGTTCACAAACTTCACACTAATAGCATATCACTAACCGATGGCTTTGTCAATAGTTTTTGTGAAGTTTGTGAAGTTATGAATGAAAATTTTTTATGAAGGAGATTGATATGACTTTCTCGGATAAAATTAAAAGATCGAGGGAAATAGCAGGACTCACGCAAGAAGAACTTGCTGACGCAATAGGCGTTTCTAGAAGAACCGTTGCATCGTATGAGTCTGAGAGCGCAAAACCCAGACGCGCCACGCTTTCCAAGCTCGCATCTGCACTTAAAGTGTCTGTAAAATTCCTTTCGGATGATTCTTGTGTAGACCCACTCGCAGATATCGAGCAGGATGATTATGTAG